CTTCGGACACTAATGATAGGTTTAAGCACAACCATATTTAAAAGTGCTGGTAAAAAACTTGTCAATCTATTTGGCTCGCTAGCATCAAGATCTACGTACGTTGAGAACGTGCCGGATAGTTTGTCTGAAAAAAATCATATAGACGATTTAGGTGTACTAGACAAAGCTACTATACTACTTACTCCTACTGCAACAAGTGATGCAAGGGTACACTCTGTAAAGACTTATACAGGTGATGAACTTGTAACTAATGGCACGTTTGAAAGTAACGTAGATGGTTGGGAAACTAATAATGCTAACGCAACTTTTAATTGGCAATCTGATAAAACTGCATTATTTACAAGCACTTCTTTTGCTTATGCAAGGTTAAATCCATCGTTAAATTTATCGTTAGGTACTTATAAAGTTTCTTTTGATGTTTTAAGTTTTGAGGGTACTCTTTCTAATGTGCATATAGGCTTAGGTTCAGCAGGTAATACAGTAACAACGACAGGTAGTTACACTTATTATACTACTGCATCAGGAGCTACTGAATTTCAAATACGACCAAATAGTGGTGGTACAGGTAGTATAAAAGTAGACAACGTATCAGTAGTAGATGTGTCATCAGACTTTGACTTCGATAGAGCAAGTAGTGCTACAAGAATAAACTCTAGTGGTTTAGTGCAAGATATGCAGAGTATTACTGACCCTGAATTAGTACTTAATGGTGATTTTGAGGAGTTGGGTGATGAGTTAGTTACTAACGGTACGTTTGATACTGATAGTGGTTGGACTACATTAGGAGATTGGACTATATCAGGAGGTTTGGCAAGCTGCAATGGTAGTAGTATTATGTTTACAAACGCAGGTATTATAGCTAATAAGACTTACAAGGTAACTTATACAGTTAGTGGATTTGTTTCAGGTGGTGTTAAGATAAAAATTAATGGCAGTCCTGATACTGATGGTTTAGTTAGAACTTCAAATGGAACATATACAGAATACATTACATCTTCAAGTAGTGTTAATGGAAATTTTAGCTTTGCTGCTGTTGTTAGTTTTGTAGGCTCAATAGACAACGTATCAGTACAACAAGTAGACCCTAATGATAGGTGGACTACTTATGGTGATGTAGACTTTGATGATGGTAAAGCAACAGTTAATATTGTTGGTGGTGGTTTAGCTTATGTTGGTCAATCGTATTCTTTTATTAACGGAAATACATATAAACTTAATTTTACTGTTAATGGAACGAGCGAAAAACAAATGAGAGTTCAGGATAATGGTAGTAATACAGGTGGCTTAACTCTTGCTGATGGAACTATAACTTTAAACGGTAGCGACCAAGACATTGAGTTTATTTGGACTGCTAATGCTAACTCTAATAATTTAGTATTTACAAGAAGTACTAACACAGGCGATTGGAGTTTCTCAATAGACAACGTATCAGTAAAAGACATTACATTTAGTACAGATGTAGATTTAGCTAGAATAAACTATGATAGTAATGGAGATAATGGGCATATATTGTTAGAGCCTACTTCTACTAATCTTATTACTTATAGTGAAAACTTTGAGGGTGGCTCTTGGACTAATGAAAGTATTGGAACAACACCAACTTTAGAAGGTGGTTATACTGCACCTGATGGTAGCAATAGTGCATATAAAATATCTAATGCTAATCAAGATAGCTTTTGGTATTATCCAAGCGTTGCTGATTCTGATGATTCTAGGACAATATGGGCAAGAACTGTAAGTGGAACGGGAACTGCTCAATTAACATCACATAACTCTAATACTAACAATACTTTTAACTTAACAGAAACTTGGCAGAGATTTGAGGTAAATTCTACAACTTCATCAACAGGACAAACAAGTTTTTATGCAGTAGATTTTAGAGGTAGTGGAACTCTTACAGAGTTGTTATTATGGGGAGCGCAATTAGAAGATTTACCCTACGCTACATCATACATACCAACACTAACAGGTAGTACAGTTACAAGAGCAACAGAAACACTAACAGGTAGTGGTAATAGTACATTGATAAATAGCACAGAGGGTGTGTTATATGCAGAGATAGCTGCACTAGCTGATGATGGTATTGCTAGAGAAATTACTTTAAATGATGGCACAGAAGATAATAGAGTAATTGTTTCTTATAATACTTCAAGTCAAATAAGAATAAATTATAGAAAAAGTGGAAGTAATATATTTGACCAAACTCATGCAACTACTACTACTGATTATAATAAGATTGCTATAAAATGGGAACTTAACAGTTTTAGATTTTATGTCAATGGAACACAAATTGCATCAAGTTCAAGTGGTGCAGTTATGTCGGCAAATACTTTAAACACTATTGATTTTGATAACTACACAGGTAGTTTTAAATTTAATGGTAAATGCAAAGCACTAGCAGTATTTAATGAGGCTTTAAGTGATGACGAACTAGAATTACTAACAGGTGTAACTAACTATGGTTCATTCGGAGCATTAGCTACCGCTAACGGATATACAATAATATAATGGGAAAAGGTATAGTAAAATTAGGAGAAGGTAATTGGGCAGTTAAAGATGGTAATCTACTAGCTGCTAAAGAAACCAATGGTAGATTTAAGAACGCAGAGTTTACTGTTGCTAGAGGTACTGATGCTACTTATGTAGGTAAAAATGGTTTAATAAAGACAGCTAGTTTTTACAATATAATGAGTCACAGTGAAAAAACCACAGCTCAAAATATGGCTGTTTTAAGTGGTACTCTTAGCAATTCTACCGTAAGCTCTCCAAGCTTGATAAGTCAAGTCTTAAGGTTTCAACCAACTTCTGTAGACCAACCTAGAATAGAGATTGGATCAATGTTTTTTAATCAAACGTATACGGTTAGTTGTTTTGTAAAAAAAGGCTTAGGAGACTATTTTGGATTAGGATTATATAACTCTTCTTTTTCTCCAAACGCTAACACTTGGGTTAGGTTTAACATAAACACAGGTCAACATGATGGAACAGAAGACTCTAACAACATTAGCAATATAAATATAGATTCTATAGGTGATGGCTGGTATAGAATATCTGCTTCTATTACAACAGGTTCAATAGCTTCTCAGAGCGGAATAAAATTTACCGCTATGAGTTCGTATAGTTTTGCTCAAACTGATTCTACAGACAATTATTACTACATATCAGGACTGCAAATAGAATTAGGCTCAAACTTGTCGCCATACCAATACACTAATGGTAAAGAAGGAATACCTCGTATAGACTTTACAGATAATACTGATGGTCATTTATTACTTGAACCTGAGAGTAGAAATCTTTTCGATTATAGTGAGGATTTTGAACCTCCAAAATGGAATAAAAGCCAGAGTGAATTACTGTATGGTTTTCAATCGCCAACAGGTTTAAATACTGCAACAAAAATTACAGCGACAGGTTCAGACCCATATGTATATAGATCTGTAAACGTTACGCAAAATCAAACATATACTTTTAGCGTTTACTGCAAAGGTGAAGGGTCTTCTGTAGAAAAAACTGCTAGAGTTTTATTTTGGTATGGTTTGGGAACAGCCGCGGGGACTACAACAAGCCATGAATTTAACTTAACTAGTGGCTGGGAGCGAGTACAATTTCAAACAACTCCAACAGGGTCAGGAACATTGTTTTTTAGAGTAGATGTTCCTGCCAACTCATCTGAAGTAGGTGATGTTGCTTACATTTGGGGAGCACAAGTAGAAGCGCTGCCGTACGCAACCTCTTACATACCTACTAATGGTTCAACAGTAACTAGAGATGCAGAAACTTGCACAGATGCAGGTGAAGCGCAAGACTTTAATAGTGAAGAAGGAGTGTTGTACGCAGAGATAGCTGCTTTAGCGAATGATGGAACTTTTAGGGTAATATCTTTATCAGATGGAACAACATCAAATAGTTTATGGTTGTATTATAGCTCAGTTTCAAATACCATACAAGCGTTTGATGGTTCAACTATTATAGCACATTCAATAGATGTAACAAATTTTATAAAGGCTGCTGTTGTTTACGATAGCAATGGTACAAGAATGTGGGTAAATGGTTCACAAGTAGGCTCAAATACTTTTGTAGGTTTTAGTGGTTTAAATAAATTAAATTTTATAAATGAAAACGAAAGCAACTACAATTTTAAAGGCAAAGTCAAAGCAATAAAAGTATATAAAGAAGCATTAAGCGATACAGAATTAGAAAATTTAACAAGCTAATAGTTATGACTAAAAGGGTAACAAATACACCTATAGTATCAATAAGGTAATTTTCTTTACATAAGAAAGTATAAATGATAAAAGAATTTAAAAATCTTTACAAATGAATAAAATAGGAAAATACGAATTTACAAACGAATCTACAGCTAAAAGTAAAATAGCTGCATTAGGCACTGCTACAGATGAAGATGGTAATACATACCCAACTCATAAGCATTGCATCGTTGAATTAGGTAATATTGTAATCACACCAGGTGATTATGATGAGGAAGGTAATGAGCTCGAAGCTCCAGTATTATCTGAGATGTATCACGTAGATGTATTGTGGAAAGATCTAAGTATCAACGAAGATGGTGATTTAGATGGCGACCACGATGCTTGGGATGCTTACAAGGTAGATATTGATAGCGAAGGTGTTCACGGCTTCTTAGGATTGTCCTACGCGGACATGAAAGTATAACAATTATTAATTAAATTAAATTAAATGGGAAAATCAATTGACTTGGCTGCTAAGCCAGAAAAAATCACAGACGAACAGTTAAAAGAGGTTCAGCAAGTAATCTCAACATCTAACCAGATTAAGCTAGAAATAGGTAATGCTGAAGCTAGAAAGCATATGCTACTTCATGAGTTAGATATTATCAATAAAAAGATGAGTGAAATTAACACAACTCTTGAAGAAGAATACGGTAAGATGGATATTGACATCAACACTGGAGCAATAAACTACCCAAAAGATGAGCAAGCTGATTCGTAAAATTACAATAGGTAAAGATTATAAAATAGATGCTATGCATTACTCTGTAGGTCAAGAGGTCTACGGAGGGCATACCATCTGTGATATATTCGAGGAGAAAGACAAATACAGCATATATATTAAAAAAGGCAAAGATGTGTTGCCTTGGAAAGACTTTAATAAGAATATGGCTATATCTATTGAGTACAACTTAGAGTATTAATGCAGTCGCTATACGATTACGTAATACAGCCGCTTGGCGAAAGATATAACAATAAAAAAAGTATTGGTGGCAAAAGCTTAATACTAAACTCTGAGATATACAATCATGAGTTTACTAACAGAAAAGCTATAGTTTTATCTACGCCTAAAAACGTAAAAACAGAAATAAAAGCTGGTGACATTGTTATAGTACATCACAATATTTTTAGAAGATGGCATAACGTTAGGGGCGTAGAGAAAAACAGTAGGAGTTATTTTGAAGAAGGTAAGTACTTTGTAAAGCATGATCAGATATTTGCTTATAAATTAGGTAAAAAATGGAAGCCGCTTAGCGGATATTGTTTTATAAAACCTATAAAATCCACTGACAAGTTTTCTAAAGAAAAAGAAAAGCCTTTGGTTGGTATAGTTAAATACTCAGACGGAACAGTTGACGTTGGGGGTGTGGTAGGGTTTAGGCCTAACTCAGAATACGAGTTTGTTATAGACGGCGAGAGAATGTATAGAGTGTTATCAAGTTTTATTACTATTAAATATGAATATCAAGGAGACGAAGAAGAGTATAATCCAAGCTGGACATAGAGCTGTTGAAGAACTCATCAAAGTGGCTAAAGAGGCTATCGTTGATAGTGGCGATGACATTACTGCTGACAGACTTAAAAACGCCGCTGCGACGAAGAAACTCGCTATATTCGATGCATTCGAAATACTTAACAGAATACAAGAGGAAGAGGCGATACTCGATGGAAAAGAACCTGAAGAAAAGAAAGAACGCGTATTTAAAGGATTTGCAGAAGGAAGATCTAAATGAGTTACGAGCAGACGCTATACAAGATTGTTGAACCTGTAAAGATAAACACTATAAAAAGACTTAACAAGTCTAGAAAGTGGGAGCACGGTTATAACAAAGAGCATGATATTGTAGTTTTATCTAAAAGCGGGCAGATAGGAGAAATATACGATATACAAGGGTTAAAGATTGCTTTACCTCTCGCCCCTAAAAACGCACATAGCAACGACAAGGATAAGTGGCAACGCATTGACCCACCTAAAGCTTTAAGTAAACTTAAGAATATATTCGATTGGAGAGAGTATCCAGAGGAGCAGAAAGATCAATGGTATGATTATATAGATGAAGAATTTAAAAGGAGAGACGAAGGCTTCTGGTTTCAAAATGCTGGTGTTCCAACTTATATTACAGGAACTCACTACATGTACTTACAGTGGTCAAAAATAGATGTTGGCGCTCCAGACTTTAGAGATGCTAATAGGTTATTTTTTATATTCTGGGAAGCTTGCAAAGTTGATAATAGATGCTACGGCATGTGTTATCTTAAGAACAGACGTTCTGGCTTTTCTTTCATGTCTTCTGCTGAAACCGTAAATCAAGCTACAATATCTAGTGATAGTAGATTTGGTATACTATCAAAGTCTGGTGCTGATGCTAAGAAAATGTTTACTGACAAGGTTGTACCTATATCAATAAACTATCCTTTCTTCTTTAAGCCGATACAAGATGGTATGGATAGACCTAAGTCTGAGCTAGCGTATCGTGTGCCAGCAAGTAAGTTTACTCGTAAAAAAATACAATCTAAAGAAAAGCTAGAAGAGCTAGAAGGCTTAGATACTACTATTGACTGGAAGAACACTGGAGACAATAGCTATGATGGTGAAAAACTTCAACTACTAGTTCATGATGAAAGTGGTAAGTGGGAAAAACCTGATAATATTCTAAACAACTGGCGAGTAACTAAAACTTGTCTTAGACTAGGTAGTAGAATTATAGGTAAGTGTATGATGGGGTCAACAAGTAACGCTCTTGATAAAGGTGGTGACAACTTTAAAAAACTATATAACGACAGCGATGTCACAAAAAGAAATAGAAATGGTCAAACAAAATCTGGTTTATATGCTTTGTTTATTCCAATGGAATGGAACTTTGAAGGATTTATTGATGAGCATGGACGACCTGTCTTCACTACTCCAGGACGAGATGTTCATGGACCAGACGGTGAACTAATAGATATAGGTGTTATTGACCACTGGGAGAACGAAGTAGATGGACTAAAAGACGATCAAGACGCTTTAAATGAATTTTACCGTCAGTTTCCAAGAACTACAGAGCACGCTTTTAGAGATGAAACTAAAAACAGTCTGTTTAACTTAACTAAAATATACGAGCAGATAGACTATAACGAAGGCATAAAAAGCTCAGCAGCTATCACAAGCGGATCGTTTCAATGGGCTAACGGTGTTAAAGATTCTTACGTAGTTTTCAACCC